CTAGGACGACTTCCGGGCCTTGAAATCAGCCAACGACACCACACAGCCACGCGGCCCCACCTCGGCACCAGGGTCCGGAGCGCTGAACAAAGCATCACCGACCTTATCGGCGACCGTGACCTTCATCTCATCCAGCACGTGTTGGTAACGCGTCAGCATCGACGATTGCGACCAGCCCATCACATCCATCACCACTCGAGGATCCACACCCAACGACAACAGCACTGTCGCCGAAGTATGCCGAGCATCATGAACCCGCATCCCCTCGACCCCATGAGCCTCGGTGAACGCCTTCCACGCGGCCCGGTCGGTCTTGTTATCGATCGGTCGGCCATCCCGCCGCGTGAATACTAGGTCCCACGTCTTGCCATAGCTATCAGCAAACCCGACCCAATGCTCACCTTCTTCGACTTTGACTTGTTCTTGCACGGTCTTCTGCATCCACAAAGCCGTCGCCAAAGGACCAGGCAGAGAAACCGTACGAGTACCTGCAGCGGACTTGGTCTCCATCATCTGGAACCCACCACCGAACCGGTCCGGGCATTCAGCCGGCTTCACGCCGCACCTGCCCTTGACGCATCCGTGCTTCCACGGAAGGACACCCAACTCTCGACTGATACGCATCGTGCGCTTGTTCAGGTCTACATCCTCCCAGCACAATCCCAACCGTTCGCCCTGTCTCAACCCCAGAGCCAAAGCCACCATGAAGTTAGGACCCCAATCATCGTCGACCTCGGCCGCGGCTATTAGCTCGCGCGCCTTGGCCGGGGTAATGACTGTCGGGTCGAATTTCGCGGCTTTAGGAGCCTGTACTCCGGCGATAGGGTTCTTGCCTAGTCTGCCTCTTGCGACAGCATCGGAGAGGAGCTTGGAGAGGATCCGGTGGACTTGCAGGATGGTCGTTTCAGATCGGCCGGCCTCGCGCATGCGGGTTTCAACTCGGTCCAAATGAATGGATGAGAGGTTTTCCAGGGCAACGTTGGCCTCTGGCTGGGTCAGTACCCATCGGCGCAGGTAGCCGCGGTAGCCATTGAGGGTGCGTTCCCTGAGACGGTTCGCCGCAATGTTATTCAGCCAGTGCTCGATCCAGGCGCCGAGACTGGTTCGTTCCGGGTCGGCGAGAATTCCTTGGGCGAGCCCGTTGCGGTATTTCTTGGCGGCGTTGACGACTTCGGCGCGGGTCTTTTTGGTGAAGGTTTTACGGATCGGTTTGCCGGTGGTGGTGTTGGAGACGCGCACGGAGATCTGCCAGCGGCCGTCGGCGCGTTGGATGGGTTTGGACCCTTCACCGTTATCCCGACGGGTGTTACTTGTAGGCATGAGGGGTCCTTTCAGGCGACAAGATGGGGCAGGGTCGCTTCGCGCAGCTGGGAGCGCTCGGTTGTGGTGAGGGTGGTCATTCGGTCGGTGAGGACGGCCAGGGTGATGTCGAGGTCTTCGGCGATGTCGGCCGGGTGTTCCTGGGATTGTGCTCTGGCGAGGATTGCTGAAATGGGCGCCAATAATCGTGCTGCCCGTTCGCGGACGCGTGCTTCTATCCAGGCGCATTGGGTGCACTGGTGCCCGAGGATCATGTGGATGAGCTCGTGGGTCAGTGAGCACCGGGCTTCAACGCGAGTCAGCCTCACGTCGAGCCAGATATGTCTACCGTCGGTGCAAGCGGACCGTCCCCGTAGGTGGGCGAGGTAGATGCGGATGCCGCGGTACGTTGTTTCAAACCAAGGATCGAACATACCTTCGATTAGTAGTCGAAGGGGCTGACAACTTAAGCCATGTACAACAAATTAGTCGCTACTCGATGATTGTGGTTGCTGTTGTAGCAGGTTGGCCGGCAAAACGAGTGGCTCTGGGAAGACTCTGCCTGAGAGGTTTTCCACTGCTTCCCGGAGGTAAGGATAGGCGATGCTCGACATCTCTGTCTCCGCGAACTCAATCCCGGCTTCTTCAATCGAGCCTCTAGATAGATCGGTCTGCGACAAGTAGAGTGCATCGATTTCGACCCTGATGGATCCGATGTCTGTTGACTCTACTTCGGCGGCCATACGGAAGATCACTGTTCTGGTGGTCTTCTCGTTCTGTCCTGCCATCCGCATACCGTGATTGACTCTGACAGCAGCTTCCATCGGGCCTGATTGCGGAGTAGTAATTCCGAGCGCATGCGCAGCGGTTGCTTCCAGGCGGGAAAAGCGCAGTGTCTGAAATTCCAGAGAGTTGCGTAATGTCTCCAAAGGATTCATTTTGAAGATCTCACCTTGTAGTCTCTCGATTTGTCGCGGGTGAATCGGGTTGTCCATTTGCCACGTGGGCGTGATTCAGAAGTTATCTTGTGAGTTGGTGAGGCACCGTCGAGGGGCTCGAAATCAGTCGCGTCCAGCTTCAGCTCCATCCCGACTGCGTCTGCGTAGCGAACGAGAACCTCTAACCGCGGAGAGGAATCCAGGCACTCGATGGCGTCAAGGTCGTCAGTGTTCAGCTTGACCAGTTTTGCCATATGCTCGAGGGAGATGTCCTGCCGTTCCCGTGCGGTAATGAGCCTATCGATAACCCTGCTCCAGGCTTCCATCATATTGTCCATGGCCCGCTGCTTTGGCGTGCTCGTGTTCATGGCATCTCCTCTCCTGGCAAATGGTTCATGTACTCCGGGACTTCACAGTCTATCCCTCGAAGTTTCGCCTCCGCTCGGAGCCCCCAGAACCCACGTGTTGCATGATCGCTGGTAAGCCGCGTGAACGAGGTGTCAATGTGGATATTCTGAGCCTCCGAGCCCTGAGCAACAACCTTTCGCCCGAACTTTAACGCCAGCAACAACTTCTCCACCTCGTTCGGCTCCGCATAGTACAAGCGGAACAACAAGCGGTCCTCTTCTCGGGGCGCATCTTGGTTGATCTGGATCCGGAGCGATGCGATCTCTCCACCGCTCCGTTTCATGACCTTGGTTTCCCGCGGAACTCTTAACTTACCCTGAGTCGCCAGCTTTGCCTTGAGCTTGAGCTGGGAAATGACCAGTCGCTTGTCCGTGGCGTCGAGGTGGTCAAGGACGGACAGCTCAGAATTGATTGGGGATCCTCCGGTATTCGCCCGATACTTGAACCATATCCCGCCTTTGCGTGTGGCACGACCGTTCAGGATGATCTTTCGACCCATTAGTCTCGATTGCCTTCCTCTTCGATCTCATCTATGGGCCCACGCAACTGCTGTCCTTCGGAGGAGGTGTTGTCGGCGGCGAGGTCGTACTCGTAGTTTTCGGGTGGTGCGAGGTAGCCGGCTTCGCCGGGTCCGATGGCTTCGTCCGGGCCGGGTTGGTAGTTGGGTTGGGCCGGGGGTTGCCCGGCTTGGGTTATGGGGGTCGTGTTGCCACGATCATCAACTCCTTGCTCAGCTGTCACTAATACTCGGAGCAGGTCGATGACTACCTTGCGCGCTTTGGGGGACAGATTGTCCGAGCCGGGCGGAAGCTCCTCGGCCAGTGGGGGGCCGGGGGTAGGTCGTCCTGCGAGAGTGAACGCCACGTCTTCATGTACGCCAGCAAGCCAGGCAAGGGCACGAAGAGTGTCCTCGCTGGGGTGAGCTTTGTAGGTACCTGCCCGGAGATGATTGAAGGTCGTGTGCGTGAGCTCGAAGCCGTGGTCCTGGGCCAAAAAAGCCAGGCGTCGGCCGGAGAGCCCGCGATCTGCAACCGCCTTTTCGGCGAGTTCGCGTAGCGATGTCGGTGTGTTCACGGTCCCTAGACTCCCTGATTGTCTTTCACGTCTGGAAGTGCCCGAAAAAAGTTCGGTGACAACTGACAACCAACAACTCTACCTGTTCACTTAGGTAGTTCATGGGTGTCGCCTTGACACCTAAGTGCCGTATGGTGCATAGTGCAGTTGTCAAAGCGATTTTCAGGAGGCATGATGTCAGTATCCATAGCGCACAAGCGCCCCCGCACCTACCGGAAGGATTATTGGATGAAGGTCAAAGACCCGGCCATGATCCGCAGATGGCGCAAGCAACGCCACTACTCACAACGCGATCTGGCCTACCTAGTGCGCCGATCCCAGAACACCATCTACAAGCTAGAGAACGGCAAGCTACCCACCCTCTCCGAGGATCTGGCGCTGGCCATAGCGGCACGCCTGGATATCCCCTGGGAGGACCTGTTCTTGGAGGAGGAGATTAAACCCATGCCCCAATTGACAAATGGAACAAACAACGAACGGCAGGTGGCGTGATGAATGCACAGCGTCAACGCCATCGGGAGAAAACCATGATCAACACTGCCTTGTACTGGACCGGTTACAGCCTCGGCGAGATTAAGCATCGCTTCCGCGAAGCACGATGGGCCCGTCCCTTTAACCAAGGACGAGCCCATGCAACTACAGCAGCCAACCAACGCCACATCATGCGACGACTAGAAGAAGCCGGCGACCACATCCAGCACCGGCTAAACAAGGATCAGTTCAACGATATTCAGAAATTGGCGCGGCATTAGGCCGTTTCGGAATGATCGACGATTTCCCAGTTCGCGTCAAAAGTAATCCCTTCACCGGAATTGACCCGATCTTCCAATTGGCTCACTTGTCGTTTGAACCGAGCGTCCTGTTCCTCATCGAACGAGCCAAGCGGGAAATGGAACTGGACAGGCGATCCTACAGGGACCGTCCAGGTCTGAATTTCCTTCTCGTCGGTGAACGTGAAGATCAAAGGCCGCGGCATTGGGGAGTTGATCAAAACCCTATATAGCTCCTGCAAAGCGCCAAGAGTCCCAACAGGCATCTGCATCTTCTGCGGGGAGGCGGCTGCGGGATCAATAGTGAGCGTAGCGAGCTCAGACATAACAAATACTTCCTTTTCTCGTAACGGCCAGGTAGTTGGCGCTTCTGATCCTACGGGGAAAGGACACACCACCTAGGAGCAAACAACCATGACCACCCCCGCAACCGCCCAAGCCCAACGGCTCTACACCGTCGCAGACGCAGCCAAACAAATCGACGTCTCAATCGCCTACATCTACAAACGCATCAAAGACGGATCCCTGCCCTACGTCGACCTCGGCAAAGGAACAGGACGAGCCAAGACCAGGATCCGCGCCAGCGACCTCGACGCCTTCATCGAAGAACGCACCTTCAGCGACGCCCCCACCGGATACGCCGCATGAACAAGAACACCCTCATCCTCGCGGCCCTCGCCCTACTCCTCTTCGTAGCCTCCATCGCCACCACCGGAGGATTCAACGGCCTCACACTGGCCGCCGCAGCCACCGCCTGGGCCGCAGTAACCACACACACCCGCCACCTCACCAAGAACGGAGACCTCTAAATGACCACCAAGAACGAGCCCATCAAAGCCGATGCGACCATCACCGACATCGTCGCCGAAATCGTCGACCTCGACAACGAAATCGCCCCGCTACAAGCACGCCGGGACGAGCTGAACAAGCACCTGCGCAACCTCGAACCGGGCAAATACCACGCCGGAGCCTTTGAAATCACCGTCTCCGAATCCAAACGATTCAACAAAAAACGCTTCGAGCAGGACTTCCCACCTGCAGCCCACCGGCAGTTCTACGAGGAAACCGAACCGCAAATGGTCCTGGTCAAAGACCGCATTTCCAAGGCCGTCCAAGACGACTACTCCGACCGGTACGACAACCGCGTCACCGTCAAATAAAACCCCACCACCGCTTTAGGAGCACCCCCATGAAACAACCACCCATCGACGACCTATCCATCGTCCGCCGCGAAGAACTGAACACGCTACTGGTCGAAGCCGCACACCAAACCCAAACACGGCACATCCAGGCCGGCGTGACCGCACGCAACAACCGGGCAGCGTACCCAGCAATCCTGACGATGAGCTACGCCACCATCGCCGAAACACTCAACCGCGTCACCATCCACGTCGAAACCCTCACCGGGGACGCCGGGACCCACCTCGACGCCGAAACAAAAACAGCCCTAAGCATCCTTCACCAAGACCTGATCCGCATCGCCGCGAACTTCCGGTCCGCCTCCGAGCGAGCATATCGATCAACGGAGCAGGGGAGGGCCGCATGAAAGACCAGCACGCCGTCGACGAGGTCATCGACGCCCAACGCAAGACGCCACTGATGAAAGAACTTGCACAGGCCCTCGGGGTGAACTTCCCCGACTTGGACAAAGACCGGCAAGACGAGTTCATCGCCCGAACCACCGCGACCATGTTCTCCTACTTCCACACGAAAGTAGGGGACCGGATCACCGGAGAATACGAAACCCCCGATGACCTTTTCACCGTCCTAAACAACCTCGCCGGGGACGCCAACGTTGCCGACGACGCCGTACAGGACCTTTGGGAGCACGCCCGAAACCTCCAAGCCGCCCGCCTGGACCGACACTTCTTTACCGGCGGCGATACGAAATGAACACCACCATCCGCATCGCCGAAACCGGCAACACCGAAGCCGACACCGGGCCACGCCTGATAGCCGAAGCCCTGATCTCCACGATCGAAGAGAACATCACCAACCACCCCAGATCCCAACAGAAACGCATCGGCCCCTCCGAGATCGGGATGGACTGCACCCGACGACTGATCCACAAACTCGCCGGGCACACCGAACCCGAACGGGGCCCCGCCTGGAAACCCACCGTCGGTACCGCCTGCCACGCGCAGATGGAGGAATGGTTCGGCGCCCACCCGGAGGAATTCAAAGTCGAACAACGGGTCCTCGTCGGCCAGATCGGCAACGAGTACATCACCGGCTCCACCGACCTATTCATCCCTGACGAGGGAGCGGTCATCGACTGGAAGTTTGTCGGCCCGACCCGACTGAAGCAATACCGGTCCAAGGGGCCCGGCAACCAGTACCGGACCCAAGCTCACCTCTACGGGAAAGGGTGGGAGACCGCCGGCTACCCGGTGCAAACGGTGATGATCGCGTTTCTGCCGCGGGACGGGGAGCTATCGGATTCCTACTTCTGGTGGGAGCCCTACGACCCGATGATCGCGCTGAAAGCGCTGGTCAGGGCGAACCAGATACAGCAGGACATCACCAACAGGGGAGCCGAGAAGGTCCTCGAATCGTATGAGCCCTGTAAGGACCGGTGGTGCCCTTGGTGCGCGCCGGGAAACCGGATTCAAGCGAAGACCACCGCGGGCTCCATGTTCGCGGCCAACTAATAAGAAACAGCACAACCAGTAAAGGAAAAGACCACCATGTCAATGTTCACCCCTCCCGCTTCCCATTCCTGCAAGTTCGAATCGGTCGGCGACGTCAATGAAGGCGAGATCGTAGAAATCAGCGAGCCCGTCCAGGCCACGAAATTCCAGACCACCGAACCATCGTTCTGGCCTTCCGGGGACCCGATGATGCAGGTCAAGGTCACTCTCGCCACCGACCAGCGCGACCCGCAGGACCCATCGGATGACGGCAAGCGCGGACTCTGGGTCCTGGAATCCGGCAAACAGGGCGGACTGCTCTGGGCGATCCGGGAAGCGGTCAAAGCTGCCGGAGTCGACGATTTGAAAATCGGCGGGAAATTGCGGGTCGCTTTCACCGGTACGGACCCGGAGTCGAAGAACCCGCAGAATCCTCGCAAAATCTATCAAGCCTGGTATCAGGCCCCGGCCGCCGGTGGCGGCATGTTCGGTAGTGCTGCCGGGCAGGGCCAGGGACCGGCGACGACGACTGAGAACCAGATGGGACGCCCCACCCCGCAGCAGGCTCCCGCTCAGCAGGCGGGCCAGTATGCGCAGCAGGGATTCCCCATCGACGGTCAGCCCGCACCGGCCCAAGAGCAGGCACCCGGTATGGGCCAGTTCAACAACGGACAGAACACCCAACAGGCCCCGGCTCCGCAGCAGGCACCGAACACGGTCGATGCCGACACTGAAGCCCGCATCAAACAGCTGCTGGCCATGAACGTCGACACCACCTCGATCGTCAACGCCATCGGCAACCCGGCCGTCACGTCCACGGTGGTCGAGACCTACCGCAACACCGCCGCCTAACCAGCGGCCCCATTAGACCGCCCGGCGTCGAGGAAAAACACAACAAGGAAAAAGCACGTGGATGTGGCTTGGAGGGCTCAAACCAAAACACACCACAGCAACGTTTCCCTCGACGCCGGGCACCCCGACCACCAGAAAGGACCACCATGATCCTCCACCGGATCGCCGGCATCATCGGCACCCGCCGGGCCCTGCAACTGAAAGCCATCATCACCCTGACCAAACACGTGGCCGAAGGATCCGAGCACCGGTTCTACCGGCTCGGACAATTCGCCTACTACAGCGAACGCTTCGAACTCGAACAGGCGATCCCGGACAAACCCAGCAGGAAATACGACACCGCCGGCATCGTCCATTACGACAACACGTACCGGCTCAGGCACCCCGACTACTTCAAACAGGGGTACTCGACCGGGGGGCCCGTCCGTCGGCTCTACCAGGACGAGGCCGAATGAGACCGGCTGGCGCCTACATCACCGTCCGGGCACAACCGGAAGCCCACGGCTGGGCCTGGGAATGGGCATGCCGCCTCTGCGGCCACAGCCTCCAACTCGCCCCGGTACCCAACGGATGGGCCACCACCCTCGCCCTCGGACAAGCACACCTCATCCACGCCCACACACCCCGGCACCTGGACACCTACGGCGAAGCCGGAACATACCTCACCTAACCAAGAAGGAACACACCATGAAAGCACCCTCCATGACCGTCACCGCCGAGGACAAGAAAACCGGGCTCACCCTCGGAGAACTGTCCAAGTTCGTCTCCTGGGCCTATGCACAAGGCTCCACCGACACCACGACCGTCCGCGTCACCGTCGGCTTCAACAGCAACATCAAAACCATTTCAACCCGACAGGACAACTAAAACCATGAACACCACAGACCACTACATCCAAGCAGCGGAGACGCACATCGCCGAAGCGGAGCACGCCAATAAGGCAGGGCTGGTCAACGACATGGAAGCCCACCTCGCCCTGGCCGACGCCTACATCGGCCTCGGCCACCTCATCAACGAAACCACCACCGACGATGACGACGAGGTGTTGAGCTTCCAGGAACTCATGGGGGAGGAGCAGGCATGAGAGAGGCCCGGACCCTCCCCATCAACGAGGCCACCGTCGAAGCGATCGCGGAGAACCTCATCCCGCGCTGGGACCAGTTGGACCGGTTGCATCAGCGGGTCGCCAAGGAACAAATCCTCGACGGGCTCAACGCCGCCTGGCAAACCACCCACGGAGAGGACGACAGCGATGACGACTGAACATTACTTGGCAATTCGACACCTCCGTGGCACCGCAAACAGGGCCGACGACATAGGCGCATGGCGAGACGCGGCGGATTACCGTGCCGCCGCGAATGCACTAGAAGCTCTCGGCGGGAGGGACGACACGAAATGACTGACCTGGACCTCGAAGCAATCAAAGCCCGCGAGGAGGCGCTTAAGCGCTTCCCAGAGCCTGTCGATATTGAGACCGGCGAACCCGTGGATGACTGGGGCGACGCGGAGTGCAGCCGTGAGTCGTTCATCGATGGAGCTGCTTATGCCTTGTCCAGTCATCCACGGGCCATCACCGACGACATGATCGAGACAGGTGCAAAGGGCATACATCGCGACACCACACGCGGGTCGGAGCCGTGGGAAAGCGTGGACTCAATTCACGCGGGTAAATGTCTGAGAGCTTCCCGCGCCGCCCTCGAGGCCGTACTCGGGGAAAACCAATGAACCTCACTACCCTCGCCCTCTCCCTCGCCGGCATCGCCCTCGCCATCGGCATCATCCTCCCAGCGGCCCTCCTTGTAGCCGCCTACCTCGCCTTCACACTCACCACCGAGAAGGACCCCCAATATACCCCCACCAACCTGCGCAACCACAGTTAGGAGCGAAACCACACCACCATGAACACCCTCAACATCAACCAGACCGCAGTCGAGCTCAACCGGCACGGCATCAACACCATCCCCACACGCGACGACACGTCGAAACGACCCGCCATCGCCTGGAAACAATGGGCCACCGACCCGGTCCCAGCCACCAACATCGACAACTGGTTCCCCCAAGGAACCAGCCACGGCATCGGCATCACCACCGGCACCGGCTCCGGTGGCCTCGAAATGACCGAAATCGAAGGCCGCGCCGCCCACCAAATCCCCACACTCATCCAACGAGCACACGAAGCCGGGCACGGAGAGCTCATCAACCGCATCATGGCCGGCTGGACCGAACAATCACCCTCCGGCGGCTACCACTGGATCTACCGTCTCGAAGGCATCGACGTACCCGGCAACACCGTCCTCGCCCGCAACCACAACCGCGAAGTCCTCATCGAAACCCGCGGCCAAGGCGGCTACTTCATAGCAGCCCCCACACCCGGCACCCACCACCACACCGGCCGCCCCTGGGTACGACTGACCGGCGGACCCGAAACCATCACCACCCTCACCGCCGACGAGCGCGAGACCTTCCACGCCCTACTGGCCACCTCCGACGAAACACCACCAACCCCAAAACCATCCCCAGCACCAGCATCGAATAACACCGGAGCAGGGGACTGGACCGAAGGGAAAAAACCCGGCGAACACTTCGAACTCGAAACCACCTGGGACCAAATCCTCACCCCACACGGCTGGCAATACATCGGCCTCACCACCCACAAGGGCGTGACCGGCAGAGCATGGCTCCGCCCCGGCAAAGACCCCGCCACACACCCCGACGACAAATCAGCCACCACCAGCCTGGCCGAAGACCGAGACCGCATGTACGTCTTCTCCACCAGCACAGACCTGCCCACCGACGAACCACTGACCAAGTTCTACGTCCACGCCCACCTCAACCACGGCGGCGACCTCACCGCCGCCGCACAGGCCCTCGCCCACGACGGGTGGGGCAAAGAAGCAACCATCAACATCGCCGACATCATGCCGGCCACACGAAAGGACCCCTCATGCTCACCATCGGAAACGTCAACCTCAACGACCTCGACATCGAAATCATCCGAACCTACAGCGCCAACCGGGGAGGACTCCTCACCTACGAACCCTGGGCCCCGGACGAATATCCCGACTCCGGTATCGAATGCAAGTTCAACGATGGAACCCGATACATCTTCATCAAAAAACGCACAGGAGAACTCATCATCGCCGACTGCCAATAACACAGTCGACATACCCGTCGAATCCGACACCGGCAACGCCTACCTACTCATCCACACCCACCACAACAAAATCCGCTACTGCACCGACCGCGGCCGCTGGTACGTCTGGAACGGCCACGTCTGGGAACAACAATCACCCGACGGTGGCAAGGTCCGTGAACTGGCCATCCACACCGCCGCACAACTACCCGCCGACGACAACCAACAAAAATCCTGGCGCAAAAAATCACTCTCCGCCCTCGGCATCACCAACACCCTCACCCAAGCACGCAACAACCCCGCCATCGCCATCACCTACAACCAATTCGACTCCCACCCCTGGGAACTGAACACCCCCGGCGGCATCATCGACCTCACCACCGGAGAACTCACACCACCCGACCCCGACAAACTCCACACCCGCACCACCAAAGTCACCCCCGACTTCAAAGCTGACAACCACATGTGGGAGACCTACCTCAAAACAACCTTCCCCGGCCACCCCGAACTCATCGACTACCTTCAACGCCTCATCGGATACACCGCCGTCGGCCGCGTCAAAGAACACATCCTCCCCTTCGCCTACGGATCCGGAGCAAACGGCAAATCAGTCCTCATGGAAACCATGACCGGGATCCTCAACGACTACGCAGCCACCACACCCTCCGGATTCTTCATGGCCTCCAAATACCAAGAGCACTCCACCGGCGTGGCCGACATAGCCGGAGCCAGAATGGTCACCGGATCCGAAGTCAACGCCTCCGACAAATTCGACGAGCAAAAAGTCAAACAACTCACCGGCGGCGACACCATCAAAGCCAGATTCATGCGCCAGGACTACTTCGAATTCCGGCCGACAGGAACCTTCTGGCTCTCCGGGAACTTCTACCCGACCGTCGAATCCGGCGGCGACTCCTTCTGGCGCAGACTGCGCCTGATCCCGTTCACCCACACCTTCACCGAAGAGGAACGGATCGAGGACCTGCAAGGGTTGCTACTCAATGAACACGCCCCGGCGATCCTCGCGTGGATCGTCAGGGGCGCCGCGGACTGCTACCGCAACGGGCTGCAGGAACCCGCGATCGTCACCGAAGCCACCGAGCAATACAAAGAATCCCAGGACACCGTGACACGGTTCCTCGACGAACGGTGCACCGTCCACCCCGGCAACCCCCACTACACAGCATCGGTTAAGAGATTCCGTCTGGCATACGAGAGCTACTGCACCGAAGAAGGTGACGAACCCGTCAAAGGACGAGCCCTTGCAACGCAACTCAAACACCACGGCCTCCTTGTCGGCCGGGAAGCACCAACCGTCCCTTCTGGTGCGGACCGGGTCTATGGGGGAGTGCAGCTGAACTCCGACGTGGAGGCAGAAACTGCTGACCACGGGCGGGCCGATTTGTTCGGGTGAACGGCTGAAAGTTGTGTAGCAACGATCCTTGAAGCAAGACTGGCTTGCCAAGTCGACATGGCCGATTTCTGCTACACAACTCGAAAAACGCTACTTAAGCTACACAACTTTCACCGAATGAACCCTAATGACCAGCAACTAACGGTTATCACCAGACAAACATTAAAGGTATCGAGGGTGCTACACAACTACACAAAAAGACAATTATCAAGCTCCTGCGCGCCCACGCAGAGAAAGTAACTGGACCATGTGTAGCTTGTGTCGCGAAAGACCAACATGAATAAAGCCACACCCCAACAAACCAGCATCGACCTACCCCAAGACCATCCACGCCCCGGTACCGGCGACTGGATCCTCAACGAAATCAAACACCCCGCACAAAACACCCAACGCATCGCACGACTCCACACCTGCCCCACCTGCCACACCATGATCCTCACCGGCTACAACGACGACACCGCAGCAACCCGAACCACCACCGACACCACCACCCTCACACCCGAACAAGCCACCATCCACGCCATCGCAGGCAGAACCCTCTACCACCTCACCACCACCGACCGCACATTCCGCCTCTACGAAATCGACAACCCCAACCACCCACCACCACTACTGACCAACCACATCTGCGGCCACCCACCACCCGGCCAGCCCCTCCTACAACCACCGGCACCGCAACCACCGGCCAACCAGCCACCACCCTTCTGAAAGGCCCACACCATGGCACACAGCCCCGCAGACCCAAACCGGGACGGATACGTCACCGCCTACCGAGACGGAACGCCGGTCAGGGTCCAGGTCACCGCCACTGACAAAACCTCCACGCTGACCATCCCGCTCGGAGCCAAAACCCTGGTCTCCATCAACCAACTCACCAAAAAGGGCCAGTGGTACCGGGCCAAACACGCAGCCACCTGGAGACAAGCCGGCCAACACGCCAGCATCCAGGCCGGCCTACCCACCGGCCTGGACTACATCCAGATCGACGCCTTCATCTACAAGCCCCGCCTGAATCGGTACGACCCAGGTAATACCTACCCGGTGCTGAAGTGGGCGATCGACGGGATGGTCGACTACGGGCTGATCCCAGACGACAACTGGACCCACCTCGACGGGCCCCACATCCACCACGGCGGCAAAGACAAAAACAATCCCCGCATCGAACTGGTCATCACCGAGAAGGAGAACCCGCATGCGTAACCCCAACCTCGCCTACCTCGCACAACGGTGGGAGCCACTGAACGAATACCGGTTCAAAGGATCCCCGCGACCCTGGCGGGAGCCAATCAACCGATGGCTACCCGAAGGCGAAGAAACCGCACCAACCAGCTCCGGACCTGCCCCGATGCACCTGACCACGTTCGCCCTCATCGAGGGCATAACGGCCGGTGTGCGCGACTGGACGATCCAGGCGGGGCGGAACCCCGAGCGACCCGTCCTACAGCTTCTGGAGGGCTTGGACGGTCTCGTTCCGGTCAGTCCGGCATCGGGGTCTTGGGCCCGGCAAGTGGCGGGCTGGGCTGCTGATACTGCGCACCGGACGAGGGAGCATCTGGGGGAGGTCACTGACGGGCAGCGGTTGAAGGCGGTCTGTCCGTGGTGTTGGTATCAGACGTTGGTGATCCGGTGCCTGGATGCCAACGGTGAGACGGTGCCGTTTGTCCGGTGTGAGTCGGGGGTTTGTGTACCGTCCGAGCATGAGGTCTCGACGTGGTGGGAGGGGTTGCCGTGTTGGCCGATGGCTGATTGGGAATGGTTGGCCTCGAAGTTGGATCATGTTTTTGATGATGCGGCCTAAAATGCGGTGCTTTTCAGAATATTCACAGAAAATAAAATGAACGGTAATGACCAGACAAACAATGGTGATTGCACCCCACACTTATCCACAAGTATCCTGGAAAAGAACTTCCCGCCTGCCCAAAAACAGGAAACAGGGGAGGGCGCAACCGCACAGACACGCTCCTAAAGTGACACGCGGCACAACTGAATAACCGTTCTCAAACAACGGCCACAAACCCCCAGGACCCGAACAGTCCTGGGGGTTTGTACTACCCCCCCACCAAGACCACCAAGGGGACCCACACCATGAACGAGACCACCACCAGGATCGCCGTCAACGAAGACGGCACCGGGCTAATACTGACCATCGAACCCAACGGCCCCATCATCCTCCTACCCACACTCACCGCACGAGTCCAAGGGACCGACGGCCCCGGATACATCCACGCCATCCTCCCCGGCGGCAAGACCATCAAGTGGGCAGCACACAACGTCTACAGCAGCGACATCATGCTGACCTATAACAGCATGCTCACACTCCCCGGCATCCACAGCATCGAACCACACCACCAACAAACCGATGCCTAAAGCACCACCCTCACGCTGCACGCAACCAGGCTGCGCCAACCTCGCCAACAACAAAGGACGCTGCGACCAACACCAATCATCAGGCTGGCAAGACCGCAGGCGACCACAAGACAAACGAACCACCACACAACGACTCGGCATCACCGAACACCAATGGTCCGAACTTAAAGTCACAGTCATGGCACAACACCACGGCACCTGCCACATATGCGGCAAACCAGGGGCAACCGAAGTCGACCACAAACTCGCCATAGCCCTCGGCGGAGCCAAGACCGACCTAAACAACCTCGCCCCGATCCACGAAACTCCATGCCACACGGAGAAAACGAAACGTGAACTTGCGATCCTGCGCCGACTGTCCAATGCTCGAAAAAGCAATCCCTCCGACGGCAGGATCTGAACCTGCCGGCCCCTAGGAAAAACGATCCTGTATATCCATCCAGGATTGAATATTCATACAGGGGGAGGGGAGTCAATCGAACAAAGTTCTGGCCTTCCCTGGGCGGCGCGGGTCAAAATGCGCACGCTAGCGCAGGTTGACGAGTACCCCTCGAACATTTCAACGAAAACTTTTGCATACACATGCACCGACGGGAGGTGAGCCTGAATGCCAGGACCGGCCGCCAAACCCAGGGCGATGCGCCTGATCGAAGGCAACGCCGCCCGACGCCCGCTGCCTCCCGAGGTGAACTTCGGCAAAGGTCTGCCCTCCAAGCCGGAGCATCCCGATGAGCTCGACGCTGATGGGAACTGGTTGTGGGATCAGATCATTGACCAGGCCAAGGATGCGGGCTTGTTGAAGCCGATTAATGCGGCCGCGATGGAGCATGTCTGTCAGACGTTCTCGCGGTGGCGGCAGGCTGTCCGGTTGCGGCAGGCCGAGGGCATCATGTCGGAGAACTCGCAGGGGCAGGTCATTGCCCCGTGGGTGAAGGTTGAGGAATCGGCCGGTCGTGAGTTCCGGGCGTGGTGCAAAGAGTTCGGTTTGACGCCGGCCGCTGAGGCTGGGTTGAAGGGACCGGAGGAGGATGACGCGGCGGGTAACCCGTTCGCCTGAACGATGACGTGAAGAGGTGATGATCGGCCGTGTTGGCTACTCCTCTCACGGTGAACCAGGTAAAAATGCCGTCCACGCGGCGCCTGAAACGGCTGAAGCTCTCCCCGGAGGTCGCGTTCTACCTGCTCTCCCGCGGCTACGAGCTGCCGGACTGCCCACCGTTGGTGAAGACACCGGAACCGTCGTGGGTCAAGGACGCGGTCTTCGACCCCGAACGGGTCGATCACGTCATCGCCTCGTTCCGCACCCTGCGGCACACGCAGGGCACCTGGGCGGGGAAACCGCTGGACCCGTCGCCGTGGCAGGTCGGACACATCCTCGCCCCGGTTTTCGGGTGGGTTCACCCGTCTGAGGACGACCCGACCCGGATGGTGCGGATCATCCGCAACGCGACCGTCGACGTTCCTCGCAAGAACGGGAAGTCGACCATCTGCGGCGGTATCGGACTGTACCTGACCGGGGCCGATTATGAGGCCGGTGCGCAGGTGATCGCGGCGGCCACGACTAAGGATCAGGCCGAGTTCGTGTTCAACCCGGTCAAGCAGCTGGCCGAGTCGTCGAAGGTGTTGCAACGATCGTTCGACACGGTCAAGGGCCGGATCATCCACAAACGGTCCTACAGTTACTTCCAGGTTGTTTCCGCCGTCGCTGAGGCCCAACACGGGGCCAACGTGCACGGTGCGATCATCGACGAGCTGCACATTCACCGGAAAAAGGACCTCGTCGAGGCCCTCGAGACCGGCACCGGCGCCCGTGAGCAGCCGCTGATTTTCAAGATCACGACCGCTGATGAAGGCAAAACGAACACTCCTTACGCCTCGAACCGGTCCTATATCGAGAAACTCGCCCGCGGCGTGTTCAAAGATGAGGCCACTTACGGGGTCATTTTCGCCGCCGATAAGGACGCGGACCCTTTCAAAGAGTCCACGTGGAAGGCAGCTAACCCTGGTTACGGGGTCACACCGACGAAATCGTCGATGCGGGCGGCAGCGAATAAGGCGAAGAATTCCCCGGCGGAGCTGGCCGCGTTCAAGCGACTCCGGTTGGGGATCCGCACCAAGGAAACCACCGGGTGGATTGAACTGGCCGATTGGAAACGTAACGCCGGGACCAGGATTGACGAGCGAGACCTGGCCGGGAGGGTAGCCTACGGAGGCCTGGACCTCGCGTCGGTCTCCGACCTGAACGCGTTGTGCTGGTTGATCCCGTTCGAGGACGAGACCGAGGGCTATGACGCGATCTGGCGGTTCTGGACCCCGGAGGATAACCTCCCGGCCCTGGACGAACGGACCGGCGGCAACGCGACCCGTTGGGTCAAAGACGGTTGGTTGACGCTGACGCCGGGCAACGTCTCCGACTACGACTTCATCAAAGAACAGATTCTCGCCGATGCTGAGACGTTCGAGGTCGCCTCCATCGGTTACGACCGGTGGAACTCTTCGCAGCTGGTCAATGACCTTGTCGAAGAGGACATGCCGATGATCAAGGTCGGACAGGGCTACGCCACCATGAACGCGGCGCTGGTGGAGCTGCAACGGCTCGTCAAGCTCGGGGCCGCTGGCAAGCCCGGCCAACACCGGCCCAGGGTCCGGCACGGCGGAAACCCCGTCGCCATGTGGTGTGTGGACAACCTGGCCGTGGATATGGACCCGGCCGGCAACGTCAAACCATCGAAAGCCAACAGCTCCGAAAAGATCGACGGCGTGTCCGCGCTTTTGGACGCCCTGTCGGAGGGCATGAACGGGCCGGCACCGACCCGGTCAGCGTACGAGGATGGCGGCACCGTACGGGCCGTCTAAGACCAACCACAAAAAAAGGGGACCGAGCCCGTGGGCAAACATCACGACATCTACCTGCGACAGCAGGTCGTGGTCACCACCCTGAACAACGATTCGCTATCCGGGACGGTGACCTACACCGACCGACACGAGATCACCCTCGAACACGTCGAGCTACTGACCAACAAAGACCCGGTCCCACTGGCCGGGGTCATCAACATTCAGGTCCCCGCCATTGCGTGGATTCAGGTCCACCACCAACGGAAGGAATAGTGAACTATGGGTCACGGAATCCGCGACGGCGACATCATCTCGCTGGATAATCAAAAGTCCGGGGCCCTGACCATGTCGCAACCCCTCATGGACTACCGGCCGGCCGGGAGCCTGGATCCTTACGACCTGTGGGCAACACAGCCCTCGGTCCGGACCGTCATCGGGTTTATCGCCCGGTCTGTCGCTTCTATCCCTTTTCACGTTTACCAGGGCGACTCGTCCGGTGGTAAGACGATCGATCCGACCAGCAAGATCCACCAGGCTCTGCACCGGCCGTGGCCGAAACAAGGGCAAGGTCGATTCATCGAGGCACTGGTCAACGACCTCTACATTTTCGGCCGGTGGGGATTCCTCGCCATGCCCGACGGGAGCGGCGGCTACGAATTCCCGAAACTGAAAGGCAACCGGTTCTCGACCGTCGTCGACGGATTCGGCCGGTATGAGGGCGTGGCGATCTGGCCGGAAAAGAGCGGGGAGCCGGAGATCATTCCGACAACTGACGTTGTCTTCGATATGGGCCCGGAACCGATCTTCGGTAAGCACCGTTACGGATCCACATCAGTGGCTACCCTCGACGATCTCGCCCGCGAGCTCACCGCCCTCGGCGATTACCGGGCAGACCTGTTCTCCAACGGTGCCAGGGTCCCGGCGGTGATCGAGCGACCCTCGACGGCGCCGAAATGGTCCGACGAGGCGTGGGGTCGATTCAAAACCGAATTCTCAACGTATAAAGCCGGCGGCGGCAACGCCGGAGGCACCCCGATCCTGGAGGATGGGATGACCTACCGGTCCGTGGATTCGGTGTCCCCGAAGGACGCCCAGTATGTCGACGTCCGCAAACTCGCGTTGGAAGAAGCCGCCGAAGCGCTGCACGTCCCGCCGGAGCTGGTCGGGGCCAGGCAAGGCACCTACAGCAACATCCTGGCGTTGCGTGAGCAGCTCTACCAGGATGTCCTGGGCCCGTTGATCCGGTGGACGCAAGAAGCTTTGAACGTCGGGTTGGCTCATCTGCTCGATGCGGACGAAGAGATCCGCGCCGACGTTGACTCGAAGTTGCGCACCGACCAGGCGACCAGGGCGAAGATCTACCAGACCACCGTCGGTGCGCCCATCCAGACGGTCAACGAGGCCCGTGCCGAACAGGGCTGGCCGGCCGTGGACGGCGGCGACGAGTTGATCACTCCAATGAACGTCACCCAAGGCGGGCTGGCGGGTCCGAACGATACGGGCCAGACCAATGAGCCGGACCCGGCGGATCCGTTGCCGGATCTGGAAGCTGGGTCGAGTTTGGGAAAAGCCGCAGCCCCGGAACGGGGCAAAGCTGACACCGCAGACGACACCGAGGCTGACAGTAGCGATGAGGGCGAGGCGGCCTTCACCGACCTCGACGCAGAACCGGTCCAAGGGGCGCTCGAGGCGATGACCGAGGCCGTGTCCAAGGAAATGAATCGGATCATCAGTGACGTTGCCTCCAGGCTTGGCTTCGATCGGGAAACCGGTGAGAAGGCCCGCTACTCGGATTCGTTCGTTCCGGGCCGGACCGTCGACGGCGGTGTGGACATGGCCGAAGCCTTAGCGGTCGCGTTCTCGGCTGAGGACCAGAAAGCGATCGTCGGGATCCTTGAAAACCATCTCGGCGACGTCGCCGCTGAAGCCTCGTTGCAGACCCTCGGGGAGTTGGGCGCCGACCTGGGCGTCTGGGCCCGCGAGAAGCAATACGGGTGGCTGTCCAAGGCCGGGAAATCCTACGCTCAGCTGCTGGTCGATGACGGGCTCTACCGGAAACTGCGCGATGTTCAAGAGAACGGGGTCCAGCAAGTCGAGCTCAGGATGACCGCGATCCTCAACGCTGCGAACCAGCAGGCTGAAAAGCGCATCAACACGATCGGGACCGAAGTAACCAGCTTTGGGGCCGCCGACGCCGCCAAAGCCGCCAAAGCCACGCACAAGACCTGGCACACGACCTCGAAGAATCCGCGGGCCTCGCACGCGGCCCAGGACGGGCAGACCGTACCGGTCGATGACACGTTCAACAACGGGCTGCGTTGGCCCGGTGACTGGACCGGGTCCGGGCCCGAGACCGCGCACTGCCAATGCCGACTGACCTATTCCAAGGAATGAGGACACACATGATCCGCACCAAGAACTTCGACACCGCCGTCGAGAACGTCGGGGACGAAACCGACACCGGCCTGGCCGACGGCGAGTTCAAAGCCATCGTCTCCGTGTTCGACACCGTCGACGCGTTCGGCGACGTCGTCCGTAAGGGAGCCTTCGCCAAGTCCCTACAGGATTGGGGTGCTAAGGGCCAGCAGATCCCGGTGATCTGGTCGCACGACTGGGCGGACCCGTTCTCGCACATCGGCACCGTGTCCAAGGCCGTCGAGACCGACCGGGGCCTGGAAATCACCGGCTACATTTCCCCGGACGAGCAGGAACACAACCCGAAGGCCGCCCAAATCTACCGGCTGCTGAAATCGAGGCGCGTCAACCAGTTCTCGTTCGCCTTCGACATCGAGGACGGCGGCCCTACACAGTACAAGGGCCAGGACGCCTACGAGTTGCGGCAGCTGAAGATCCACGAGGTCGGCCCATGCCTGCTCGGCGTGAACCAGGAAACCGAGCTGCTGGCCGCGAAAGCGGCCGAACTGACCAGCCGCGGCGACTTCGCCGGCACAGCCCGAGACCAGCTGCAGAAAGCCTACGAAACCCTCGGCCGGATCCTCGACGTCACCCCCGAGGCCGGCGTCGAGGATCAGACCGAAACACAGACCACCCCACCGGAAACAGGTGGGGATCAACAGGATGCGGCCAGAGAGGACGCGGCCAGCCCCAACGGCGGGCCCGCCAGCGACCCAGGCTCCACGCCAGCATCCGCAACCCGCCAACGCCTCGACATCGAGATCGCGCTGGCCGAAACCGAAGATGAAAGTGAGGACTAGCCATGCCGGCTACCGCAACTAAAGCTCCCTGGGTCGAAAAGCTCGAGAAGGCCCGCGACATTGCCGCGACCGCCGAGACCGCCGCCCGTGAGCTGACCGACGATGAACGTAAGAGCATCAGTGACCTGTTCCGTGAGGCGCAGGGCGAGAAAGCTAAGGCCACTGAGCAGGCTAAGACCAAGCGCGATCTCGAGCAGGTCGGTGAGCTGCTGAAGGCCGAAGAGGCCGGTGAGCTCAACGAGGAGGCCCTCAACGGCGCCAAGCGTGGGGGCAGCTTCAAGTCCCAGTTCAAGTCGCTCGGCGAACGTTTCACCAAATCCGACGAGTACCAGGGCCTGCGTAACCGCTACCCGCAGGGCATCCCGTCGAAATCTGACCTGTCCATGGGTCAGGTCCAGGTTCCCGGCGGCATGAAGGGTCTGCTGACCTCGTCCGGGCAGACCGAGGGTGACGCCTCGACGCTGATCACCCCGGACAAGCTCGGCCTCGTGCCCTACCCGTATGTGGCGCCGAAGCTGCGTGAGGTCATCACCAACGGCACCACCGGCTCGGACAAAATCGAGTACGCCCAGCTGGTACCCACCGGCGAGGACGGCAACGAGAGCAACGCCAAGGGTGTGAAGGAAGCACCCTCGACGACAGGAAACGTCGGTGTCAAGCCCGAATCGTCGCTGGCCTTCCGTAAGGCATCGGCCGAGGTCATCACCGTCGCCCACTGGATGCCCGTCACCCGCAAGACCCTCTCCGACGCCGCGCAGATCCGCACGATGATTGACTCGTTCCTCAACCAGGGGCTGGAAGAGGAAGTGGAGCGGCTCATCCTCGCCGGCGACAAGGACAACCCTGTCGGCGAAGAGGAATGGGACGGCATCCTCAACACCAGCGGGCTGCAGGACCAGAGCTTCGACGGCGACGTCGTCCGCACGATGCGTAAGGCGATCTCCAAGATCACCCGCCGCAACGGCAACGTCACCGCCGCGCTGGTCTCCCCGGAACTCGACGAAGAACTGGACCTGCTTAAGGACAACACCGGCCGCTACCTCGGCGCCGGCCCCTGGCAGTCCGGACCCGCGACGATCTGGGGTCGGCCTCGCGTGGTCGTACCCGGCCTGTCCGGGACCGGGAAGTTCATCCTCGGTGATCTGTCCACCTGCGTCATTTGGGACCGGGAGCAGGCCACGATCACGGCCACGGATTCGCACGCGGATTTCTTCATCCGAAACCTCGTCGCCGTCCTGGCCGAGCTCCGCGCCGGATTCGGGATCCTCAACCCCTCGCTGTTGGTCACCGGCCCCGAGGCCGGCACCGGCAACGCGGGTGGCGACGACTCCGAGTAAAAACCCCAGCAGGAGGTGGTTGGTCATGACCGAGATGGTCGTGATCAACGGGATCCGGTACAAGCCCGTCGACGCTGCGAAGGTCGGCGGGCGCCCGGAGCCCGACGAACACACAGAACAGAAACCGGCCCGGAAACGGCGACCGGCCAACAAGGCCCGGAAACCTCCCGAGCCGGTAGAAACCGAGACCGCCGAGGCGTAAACCGCCCGGCAAAGATTGGATGGTGAGGTCAGTGGCCGATACGACGACACACGACTACTTGTGCGACCCGGAGATCGTCGCTGACCTCGCCACCACCTACTACAACCAAACGTTCTCCGCTGAGGACGTGCGGGTCATCGAAGCATGCCGGAATGCGTCCTCACGATTCCGGGCAGCCGTCCGGCACCCCGTCACCAATCCGGGCCCGCAACAGTTCATCCTCGACGGGACCGGGACCCGATACGTGCAACTACCCGTCCTGAACCCGGTCATCGAACGAGTCTCCATCCACGGCGAACCCACCAAAACGCGGGTATCCCGGCGCGGAATCCTCGAATTCAACACCGTCACACCCCGCAATCTGGAAGCGATCGACGTCAGCATCCTCTCCTCCGGGCTCGAGACCGTCCCGGAAGAGATCACCGGTCCAGTCACTTGGGCCGCGCTACTACGGGTCGGTCAATACCCCGGCGTCCAGTCCATCCAGGTCGGGGCGATGAGCGCGGTCTACGGTGCCACCGGGACCACCATCGTGACCGAGGAATGGTCCCAAGCCGTCTCCAACTACCAAATCCAGCGAGGGGACAGGGCCTAAAGATGTTCTTCCTCAACGCACAACTAACACGCTCGAAACCCGGCACCATCTACGACCACGGCCAAGAAATTCCCGACTACGACCATATGGTCCAATCCCCGTTGGGATCGTTCAACGTCCAACCGGCAGGCGGGTCTGAGGACTTGGTGCGGGCCCTGGCCGAAGAAACCGAATGGGTCGCCTACGGCGGGTTCGGGCCGGACCTGGATTCGGCCGATGAGATCAACATTCTTTTCAACTCCGGCAAGTACATCCCCGGCCTGGAGATCAGCGTCCCAGTCCAAGTGTGGGAATCACCCATTGGGCTATCCCACATCGTGATTCAGCTGAAGAAGCGATCCGCCAATAGGAGGGAAGAGCAGCAACCGTGAGCAAACCCGTGAAAGTGGTGTTGAACCGTAAAGCCGTGGGGCAGCTGTTGCGACACCCGAATTTGAAGAAAGACCTCGTGGATCGGGCCAAACGAATCCAGACCGCAGCCGGCGGGGACAAACGAGGGTTCAAAGCCGACTCGTTCGAAGGTTACGACCGGTCCCGTGCCCAAGTCGTGGCAACAACCCATACGGCCAAATCCGATGAGGCCAAACATCGAGCGTTGACCAAAGCCCTCAACGCGGGGAGGTGAGCCCAGAACCGATGTTCGACTACCTGCCCGACGGGGAACAAGCCCTGATCGAGAAACTCTCGGCAGCGCACCCGGACCTGATCATCAGCACCCGCGAACCAGCCGCACCCGCCACCGCGTGGGTGCGGCTTTTCCGTATCACCGGCGACGACCGGCTCTACGGGGTCACCGGCACCGAAACCTACGCCATCGAATCCTGGCACAAGAACCGCGAATCCTTGGCCTCCAAAACAGCCATGGACCTGCGGACCACCATCCTCACCTGGGGATTCAACCGTGGCCAGAAGCTCACCAACGACGAACACACCGCCCTCATCCGCTCCACCGGTGCATCGATGCCGATCAACCTGCCAGACCCCGACGGGCGGACCCGGTACACGTTCAACGCGAACCTCGTCCTACGCCACCCATAACCACCCACTGATTTAGGGCCACCACCCCTGGTACCAGACCAATCGATCCAAGAAAGCGAGAAACCATCATGGCTACTCTCGAAACAGTAGACGTCCGCAACGCCGACAACGCCCGCGCCTACGGCGACTCCGACACCGACGTCTGGCTCGGACGTATCCACCGCGACCAAACCGTCCAGCTTCCCCGATCCAGTAACGACCTGGTCAAGTTCTCCGAGACCCACCCGCCGCTCGGATGGCTCTCCGAAGACGGTGTCCCCTTCGATACCGATATTGACTCGGAAGAGTTCAAGGGCCTGCAAGGATCCCAAATCATCAAGAACAAGATCACCCAGACCAACCGGTCCGCGACCATCCAGGCACTGGAGGAATCCGTCCGTGTCGGTGAACTGTACTGGGATCACGGCGCCCCGAAAAAGGTCGCCGGCAGCACGAACGAGACGATCGTGGATCTTCCCGGCTCACTGAAGACCCTGGATTGCTGGGCGATCTTCAAGTTCACCGATGGCGAGAACTTCGTTATCTACGTGTGGCCGCACATCCAGATCACCGACCGCGGCACCCTCGACCATAAGAACGATGACCTGTCCCTCTACGAGATGACGGCGAAGTTCATCGGCGACGGCTACATGATCACCAACAATGCCGACTACGCCAAGCACGCCGAAGGCACCGACGGGGAAGGCAACGATGAGGCCAATACGACCCCTGAACTGCCGGCCGGTGAAGACGACACCGAGGGCGAAAAAGCAGCCTAACCTGTCGCCCACTTAAGACCGGGTGGGTCGGGGCCGGCCATCCGCGCCCGACAAGGAATCTTGTCCACGGCATGGAAGGTATAGGTGGTCCCCGGCCTCGGCCCACCCTCAACAAAAACCCATCGAGACCACCTGAACGAGTATCAGCCAAACAACATATTCGAAAGGCCCACCACCATGGCTACACCCCGCAAGAACACCAACACTGCCGCCCGCGCCAAAGAAGCCGGAGCGAAGCAGCCCCAGGACCGGCAGACAGCATCCGAAGAAGTCGACAGCAGCATCCACGAATTCAACTGGCGCGGCAACGTTTACGAAATCGATATCGACGACCTGGACGACCTCGAATTCGGGGACACCCTGCAGCAAAGCGTCAGCCAAGGAATGCGCATCCTGCTCGGTGGGGAACAGTACCGCACCCTGATTGAGGACCTGAAAGAAAACGACCCCAAAGGCAAGGGCAAGGCCCGACAAACTGAGATGCGTCGCTTCTTCGAAGACTTGAGCGAGTTCGTCCGCCCTTTGGTCGATTAATCGGGCTTCTCTACGCGCTCGAACACCACGGCGGCGCCCTGGAATTCGACCTGCACCGGTACTGCAACATCGACCTTGTCGACATGTACCGCGGCCTAGTCACCCCCAGGAAGATCGCCGTGCTGTTGGAAAACCTCCCACCGGACTCCGCCGTGATGCGCAGAGTCGGCGGCAACGGTTCTTTGACCGTGGTCGAACACGCACTGAGAAGCCTGTTCCACGTTGGCCAGTTGCAGCTCTACCAAGGCGGGGGAGGATCCGGGCGGAAACCCAAGGCACCCGAAACCCCACCGACCTACGAGCATCAACGTCAGGTCGAAGCGCGTAACCAAGCCCGACGTGACAGGTGGCTGGCCAAATACGGTCACGCCCTCCCGTCCCGACAACACAACACATAAAAAACCGACACCTCTAGAAGGCGGCCAAGACACCCCGGGACCACCCGGAACGTCTTGGCCGCCTTCTTTGGTGCACCCACATTCACATATTGAGGGAGGCGCCCACTTATGGCCGCAGACAAAGTCGAACTCGCCCAGGCGTACATCTCCCTCATCCCCTCCGCTCAAGGGATCCAAAGCAACATTGAGAAGACGCTCATGGCACCGGCAGCGAAAGCTGGCCGGAACGCCGGGGCAACAGTATCCAAAGAGCTCAGTGGCGGCATGTCCGATGGGCTGAGAGCCTCCAATAAACTCGTTGCCGGTCTTGGCGCGGACATAGTCAAGTCCATGAACTTGACCGGGCCTCTCGGTGCCGAGGTCAAAAACGCCAACGCGTTGATCAAACAGATGGGCTCGACCTTCCGGCTCGGGTTCAACGACGCACAAGCCGCCGCGTCCAGCTTCACCGGCGTCATGGGCACCCTCGGGGGAACCACACGCAAAAGCCTTGACGCAGCCGCGGCACCGTTTCAGAACCTGGCGGCCGGCTTCACCTCCACTGAGGCGGCAGCATCCGCGCTGACCGGGCGCATGGGGTCCCTGGGCGGGGCAGTACGGACTGTCTACGATCGGGCGGCCGCACCGGCCCAGAACTTCCTATCCGGTCTGAAATCCCAGGACGCGGCATCCTCGTCGTTGACCGGTCGGATGGGCACCCTCGGTGGTGCGGCCCGGACCGTGTTCAACAAAGCCGCAGCCCCGGCTCAGAACTTCCTCTCCGGCCTAAAATCCCAGGACGCCGCTTCGTCAGCGCTGACTGGTCGGATGGGCACCCTCGGTGGAACCGTATCCAAAGTCGGCTCCACCATGGGCGGGGCCCTCAGCAAGGCCGCCGGTGGACTCGGAGTGGTCCGGGCCGGTATCGGCAACTTCGTCACCGGCATGCGTGACGCCGACTCGGCAATATCACCGGTCACCGGGAAGATGGGCACCCTCGGCGGGTACGTCTCCCAAGCCGCCACCCGCTTCTCGACCTTCCGCGCAGAGGCATCCAATGCCGCCGGGAAAGTCATGGGCGGAGTCTCCGGCATGGCCAACTCCATGGTCGGCTTCGGGGTCAAAGCCGGTGCGGCCCTGGCCGGGGTCGCCACCGGTATCGGCGCGATCGCCGTCACCGGGGGCCTGAACCGTGCCATTCAGATCGAAGATGCCCAGGCAAAACTGACAGGCCTAGGCAACTCAGCTTCTGATGTCGACGAGATCATGAAGAACGCGACCGCCTCGGTCAAAGGAACCTCCTACGGGCTGAACGAGGCAGCCTCGACCGCTGCCGCAGCCGTTGCCGCTGGCATCAAACCCGGAGCGCAACTCGAGGACGTACTCAAAACCGTGTCGAACTCGGCGGCGATCGCCGGGGTCGATATGAACTCCATGGGCTCGATCTTTAACAAGGTCGCCGCCACCGGCAAACTCCAAGGCGACGAGCTACTCCAGCTCTCCGATGCCGGTGTCCCGGCCCTGTCCTTCCTCTCGAAGGAAACCGGGAAAACATCGGCCGAAGTCTCAGACATGGTCTCGAAGGGCAAGATCGACTTCGACACGTTCGCGCGCGCCATGAAGTCCGGCGTCGGTGATGCCGCGTTCCAGATGGGCAAAACCACCTCCGGTTCGTTCGCGAACCTCAAAGCCGCCATATCCCGGCTCGGGGCCGGAGCGGTCCAACCATTCCTACCGCTGGCAAAAACCCTATTCGGCGTCCTAACCGCCGGAGCCGATGCCCTGGCCGGGAAAGTCACCCCGTTCTTCGAGTCCGTCGCCGGCGCGATCGGCCGGGTCGGGGCAGCCATGACCCAGCTGGGCGGCAACAACCTGACACAGAACATTGTCATGAGCATGGGCATCACCCCAGGTTCGCCCCTGTTCGCCGGGATGAACGAGCTCATCGGTGGAATCCGTGCCTTCCGGGCCGCCTGGCAGGCCGCGGACGGGCAAGTCACCTCCTCCGGGTTCCCCGGATTCATGGAGCGACTGGCAAACGGTCTGCACACCGCCAAGGGAGCGTTCACCGGATTTGTGCAGTCCGCGCCCGTCCAGGTCTTCGCCGGCATCGGTGCCGCACTCGCCCCGGTCGCGGCCGGGCTCGGGGCCATGGTCGCCAACGCCCTGAAACTGCCCGGACCCATCGAGGCCGTAGTCAACAAGTTCATCCCGTTTAACGGGATTCTCGGGAAGCTGGCCGGCGGGTTGCGGTTCCTGGGCGGTCCATGGGGCATGCTCATCTCGCTGATCGTCTCGGCCATATCGACCTCGGACCAACTGAAGACCTCGCTCGGGGGAATGTTCGGGACGATTATGTCCAGTCTCGGGCCGGTCGTGACCGGGATCGGGCAAGCCATCGGCGGCGTCATGGTCACCGTCGGGCCGCTGATCGGGCAACTGTTCGGGGCACTAGTAACCGCAGTTCAGCAAATCCTGATCGCCGTGATGCCGGTGATCAAGATGCTGGTCGACGTACTGTTCACCCAGCTGGTGCCGGTATTCATGCAGCTCGTCTCGGCTGTCCTGCCGCCACTCGTCGCGATCTTCGGGGTCGTGATCCAGGTAATCACCGCTCTGTTGCCGCCGATCACGATGCTGATCAGCTTCATCGTCAGCCTGCTCGTACCGGTCATTCAGGTTTTGGTCACGATTCTTTCCACCCTGATCACCTGGATCGCGCAGGGCTTGACCATAGCCATCACCTGGCTGACCACCACCGTGTTCCCAGCACTGGGTGTAGCGATCCAAGCTGTGGGTGCGTTCTTTACTTGGCTGTGGCAGAACGTCGCGGTTCCCGCGTGGAACGCGATTCAGATAGCGATCCAGGCGGTCGTAACCTGGTTTACCACCGTCGCGCTGCCGTGGTTCCAGTCCGCCCTGAACGTGCTCGGCACGGTCTTCAACTGGCTTTACATCAACGTGATCCAGCCGGTTTGGACCGGGATCAAAATCGTCATCGCTATCGCGGTCGCCGCGATCCTGACGATTTTCGACGGGATCATGTGGGTCGTCCGCAACGTCCTGGGCCCGGTCTTTACATGGCTGTGGCAAAACGTGATCGTCCCGGTCTGGAACGGGATCAGTGCGGCCATTTCCTGGGCATGGAACAACATCATCAAACCGGTCTGGGACGCGATCAACGGGTTCATCAACACGATCCTTGTCCCGGTGTTCAACTGGTTCCGCTCGGTGGCCAGCACCGTCTGGAACGCCATCGGCACAGCTATTCAATGGGTTTGGAACAGCATCATCAAACCCGTTTGGGACGCCATCAACTGGGTCATCAACACGATCCTCGTCCCGGTTTTCCGCTGGTTCCAGAGCGTCGTATCGCTGGTTTGGCGTGGGCTCGGCATGGAAGTCCAGTGGGTCTGGAACACGATCATCAAACCGGTCTGGGACGGCATCAAATGGTTCATCGATAATGTCCTGGTCCCGGCCTTCAACTGGCTCCGTGACCGGATCGCCGACGTGTGGAACGCCATCAGTTCCAAGATCTCCAGCGCCTGGAACTGGATCCGCGACACTGTGCTGAAGCCCATGGGCGACTTCCTCCAAGGAACCGTCGTTGACTTCTTCCGCAAGACGAAAGACGGCATCAAAAACGTCTGGGACAAGGTCCAGGACATCGTCAAAAAGCCTGTCTCGTTCGTGATCAACACGGTCATCCGAGACGGGTTCGTCAAGCACTTCAACGACATCGCCGGGAAGTTCGGTGTCGACCCGATTAAGTTCGACGGAGTCGGCTGGTCCAGTGGCGGCTACACCGGCCCCGGTGCCAAGTACGACCCGGCCGGCATCGTCCACGCCGACGAGTATGTCGTCAACAAGGCCTCTCGTCGCAGGTTCGAAAAGAAATACCCCGGATACCTGGACACCATCAACCAGACTGGTGACCTTCCCTCGAGCCCGCAGAAGACACGGGAACCGAAACTGCACGGCGGCGCCTACGCAGGAACCGTCCCACCGCACGGGCCCGGCACTAGTGTCTGGGGCTCCATGCAGGCCCAGGCTTCTAAGACCGGGAAAATGGTGTTCAAGAACACCAACATCTCCGGAGCCTCCACCCAAGCGGCAGCTAAAGCATGGATGGGCCGGTCCGCCCTGGACGTGAAGATGGGCTCCGGCGGGCCTGGTGTATCCAACTTCGTCAACGGAGCCTCCGGCGGCTGGGGCTACTACTCGGGCAATACGATCCAGGTCTCGCCTGGTGTCCCGGCCGACCGTGTCGACGGGGTTCTGGTCCACGAGATGGGCCATGCCCTGGGCCTGGACCATCCCGGTTCGCACGATTCCTCGTCGGTCATGGATCACTTCATGTCCGGTGGAGACTGGCCGCATTCCGGTGACTATCAAGCATTGGTCGAGACGTGGGGTCAGCCCGGTAAGGGCGTGAAGACCTACGAGAATCCCGGCGGTGACGGTGGTGATGGGGGCGGTTGGGCCGCGAAGCTGATCAACTGGATGCTCGATAAGTTCGTGCGCCCGTTGTTGGGCAAGATCCCCGGCGCCGGTTTGATGACGGACTTCGCCAAGGGCGGGGCCGAGAAGATCATCGAAGGTGCTGTCAGCTTCATCTCCGATATGTTCGGGGGCGGTGGTTCCGAGGACGGGAACGTGTCCGCGTCCAAGTCCGCTGAGGCGTGGAGACCACAGGTCAAGGACGCGCTGAAACGGGTGGGACTGCCGACTAGCAACGACTACGTCGACGCCTGGATCCGACAGATTCAATCCGAATCTGGGGGTAACCCTAACGCCCGGCAGGGCATCGTTGACGTCAACTCCGGCGGTAACGAGGCGGCTGGTTTGGTCCAGGTCATCCCGTCCACATTTGATGCCTACCGGGACCCGTCATTGCCGAATAACCGGATGGACCCTCTGGCCTCCCTGGTCGCGGGGATGCGCTACGCCAAAGCTCGCTATGGCGCCTCGGGCATGCTCGGTGCGATCGGGCACGGGCACGGGTACTCCGGTGGCGGCTTGGTCAAACCATTCTTGTATGACGGTGGCGGTTGGTTGGAGAACGCCGGTCATGCGCAGTTGGTATCCCACCAGACCCGGCAACCCGATGCGGTGTTGTCCAAACCTCAGTGGTCGGATATGCACGCTCTGGCGGAGCAAGTCCGGACTAGCACCCTGGACGGTCAGAAGATCGAAAATAACTACACCATCCAGGAACGTCTGGAACGGTCCCCGGAGCACATGATGCAGCGCATGACCGAGATGCAGGCCCACGAGTACAGGAAAGCAGGGTTGATCTGATGAGTTCATGGGAGACCATCGACGGCCGGCTGCCCAGGGTTGCCACGCTGAAGTGGGGCGACGGGCTGTCGTTGGCGCTGACCAACGTCGAGGAATTCGACGCCGACTACCAGGCGTGGATTAAAGAGCTCGACGGGTGGCTCGGTGGGGTCGATGTTCACGCGGATAATACGCAGCGGACCCTCTCACACGGGCTGTTTCCTGAACCGTCCGTGCGGACTGGGCGGGTGATCACCCTTGAGGGGTACCTGTTCTTCGACACCGAGCGGTCCCGGACGATAGCCGAAAGGTTCGTCTCCGGGATTCTCGGTGACGGGGGATTCGGGACCCTGACCTATGAGGTTGAAGGTGGTCCGGCGTTGACGTCGACGGTGAAGCTCGACGGGACAATTAAGGTCACCTATCACCAGCTGGACACGTTGGAGTTTCAGATCCCGCTGATCGCCGCCGACCCGTTCCTGTACGGAGAGTCCCAGCGGTTCCAGGTGTTCCCGGCCGGGTACGGGATCGGGCTACGCTACCCGCTGTTCTCCCCAGCACGGACTGGCGGTAATCAAGTTACGTACGTCGAGGGGCTGACCTCCGGAGACCCCACCCCCGAGGGCGGGCCCTCGGCGAGGTTCACCGGTGGCACCGGAACCTCGAGCTACATGGTGAACATGACACCGGTCCAGGCGGGAAACACCTACACCCTGACCGGACTGGCCAAAGCCGACCGGACCAGATCGGCCTTCACCATCCGTTACGTCCTGACCGGGCCGGGCAGAACCGACCAATCAGGATACTTGTTAGCTTCCCCGGTCACCCGTGAAGTCAGCCTCGACTGGGAGTCCTACAGCCTACCGATCTCCGTCCCGGAGGGATACACGGCCATGACGATCACCGTGTACACCAACCACAAAAACGGTGCCGTTACCGACGCGGTCCAGGACATCGCCGTGACCCTGACCGGACCTAAACCGGGCGTGCTCACGTTCGGAACCAGCAATCCGAACACTCGAGCGATCATCGAGAACCAAGGCAACTCCACCGCCTACCCGCTGATCCGCATCGTCGGGGACATGCCCTCCGGATTCGTCCTTCACGACTCCACCGGCCGCACGATCGAATACCCTGCCCCGGTCTGGCAGCAGGCACCCGTGGAAGTCAACAACCAAGACGGGGCCATCTACCAGAACAACCTCGACCAATCCGCACGGGCCACCAGACGGCAATGGTTCTCCATCCCTGCCGGGAGCACCAACACGGTCAGGATCACCGCGCTGCAGTCCGGTGACGGGTACGCCGACATCATCCACCACGACACCTACCTCTAAAAGGAGCACCCTACTATGGCTACCGGATTCGGCCTCGACATCGACCAGAACGGCAACGGCACCGCACCCGACGACATCCAACGCATCATCGGCGCGAACTGGCGGGTCGCCGGGATCCTATCCGGCTGCGCCGTCGAGACCACGTCGACCATGCAATATCACGTCTTCGCCGGAGCGGTCGTCATGAACTGGGGCATGGACCAGAAGGTTCTCGTTCCGGTTGAAGAGACCCGCATCCCGGTCGACCCGAATCCGGGCACTACTAGCCGGCGGGACAAGATTTATGTTCAGCAAAGGACGACCGAGGCCGACGGGGACAACCTCGCCGTCGTCGCCTCCACCCCCGGGGCATTACCAGCCCGGTCCATCCTGCTGGCCGACTACGAGGTCCCCGCGAATTCGACCTCGACCTCCGGGGCGATCGACCGGGCCAACCGTGTCTACACCCGGTCCGTGGGTGGGCAGTATGGGCAGGTCGCGAAATTCATCGATACCGACTCGAGCGTTCATGGGAAAGAACTGATCAAGCGCGGACAGCAGCAGCTCTGGTTCGGGGCCATGTGGAACGGAGTCGCGCCTACAGATCGTGACCTGATGATCCATTTCAACTCGTGCATCAGCGCCGGCCCGAATCAAGGCGCCGACCCTGAAGGGTCCGTGATCTATAAGTTCTACCTCAACGACGCCCTGGTCTATTCGGTCGAGCGGGTCTTCAACAAGTACTGGGAATCCAAGCACTATGCCTTCCCCGTCGTCATCGAGCAGGCCAACAACACGATCCACTACACCGTCCAGTGGTCGTCCGGGGCCTCGTCCTGGGCGGTCCGCTACGGCGGGGCGAACAAAGCACCGGGGGATCAGATGGTCGTGGTCGATAACGGGGTAGCGAACCTATGAGCTGGGCCGTCTACCTCATCCGAACCGTCACCGGTGAGCTCGGGGCACAGCTAGACCCCGTCTCCGGGTCCTGGTCGATCGAGCTGAACAAGACCGAGTCCGGGGAAGTCACGGTCAAGAAACAGGACCTGGCTCAGATACCGCGATCGTGGTGGACGCCCTGGCAAGCCGGGGTCCTGTTTACTTACACCGACCCGTGGGGCGACGAGAAACCGGTCGTGGCCGGGCCAATCACCGGGTGGCCGTCCGAGAGCACTGACGAGTTCGTCCTGGATTGGTCAGGAATCCGCAAGATACTCGAGCGGCGCATCATCACCAACAACAAAGAATATCGGGGCCTGTCCTTGGGCACGATCGCCTGGCGCATCGTCGAGGAATCATGCAATGAGAAACCCTCCGGCGGGCTGCCGATTGTCCACGCCTCCCCGGAACAAACCGTCGACGATGACGCATCGCACCAACGGACCTATGAGGCATGGAACCTGTCGAACAACGGGATCGACAAGCGCCTGACCGAAATCAGCGAGGTCATCAACGGGCCAGACATCATGTTCCAGCCCCAATGGGCCAACGATGAGCGCACCGCGATCGAATGGGCCATGTACCACGGCACCGAGACACGGCCGCCGATTATCCAAACGTGGATCCCGGACTTCGACCTGACCGGGCCGGCACCATATGCGATGGATCCGACAGTGACCTCGGATGCGTCCGCGCTGGTTCACCGGGTCTGGGCGACCGGCTCCGGTGAAGGCGAGGACATCGCACGGGCCTACGCCGAGGATTTGACCAGTCTGCGCGATTGGGTGCCGTACATGGAGAAGGTCATTACCGACTCCGAGCAGGGCGACACGACGAAACTCGGCGCGAAAGCCGCCGGTGAGCTGGCCAATTCCAAGTCCATGATCGACCAACTCTCCATGTCGATCCGGGCGGATTCGAAGAAGTACCCGCTGGGGTCGTGGATGGTAGGGCATACCGGCAACGTCACCATCGCCGGGTTCTTTTCGATCCCGGATGGGATGTACCCGATGCGGATCATCAAAGCCTCCGGCGGGCTGGACGAGAAGGTCAGTCTCGAGTTCCAGCAGGACGCCTGGGACTAAGCACCAAAACGACAAGGGAGGCCGCTATGGCTAGACGTGTGGATCTCAAAAGCGTGCCGGTGGATTCACTACGAATGATCCTCGGCGAGGCCACGACCACGCACACGCGCCCGTTCGGGCAGAAAGCAGCCTCGGCGGGAGAGGGCATCAATTACGGGACCTCCACCGGGCAGGTGCTGCGGTGGGATGGGGACGCCGTCGCCGACTACGACGCGAGGATCAGCGAGGCGAAACAACTGGTCGTTGAGGCCACGGACGGGCTGAACAAGGCCGGGCAGGAGCTCGAGGACGCGAGGGAGCGTATCGGCGCGGTCGAGGCCGGGACCACCCCGGAGGCGATTGGGTCTACCGCAGCGGATCAGATCAACAGCAACAAGCTGTTGGTCGGCCGGGACGCGATACTGACCGGCACCCTCGACGTTGCCCAACTGAACGTGACCGAGGAAATGGCGGCCGAGGTGGTCCGGGCGATGAGCACCGAGACGAAACAGCTGGTGGTCACCGAGGACGCGATCCTGAACCGGGTCACCGTCATTCAAGACATTGTCACCCCACAGCTGGTCGCCGAGCGCATCAACGTCCAAGACCTCGGCGCCCGCCTGGTCACAGCCGGAGCGATCCAAACCGACGCGGACCTGAACCGAGGCATCAAAATCAACGATGGCGGCATTGAAGGCTTCGACACTAACAGTCGCCAAACGATACGCATCAACGGCTCCGACAACCTCATCATCGGCAACCTGGCCACCGCCCCACAGAACCAGACCGGCGTGAAGATCACCTCCCGCGGCTCGCTAGCCGCGATGGACCTCTACTCCGACATCACTCCTGGCTCGGACTACGCACCTCACGGCGGAATCTGGTTCGATTCACCCACCGACAACATCTTCAACACGGCCATGCATATGGCCGCAACCACCAAAACCTCGGTCGCTGCCGACGATCCCGGCATTCACCTGTTGCCGATTGCTAAGACCATCAGCTTTACCGGCAAATTCACCCGCGATTCAGCGGCCATGAAATCCGGGCAGCTCGAGGCCGCGAACATTAGCGGCGGTGGCTATTCCGACTGGGTGGTGACGTTCCCGAACAGCATGACGCCAGGATCCAACGTCGCCGTGTTCGTCAGCCCAGTTGCCACCAACCTCACCGAATTCGCCTACGTCCTCAAGAACGTCGGCACCGGCGGGTTCACACTCCGACTGGTCAACAAATCCACCAACGCATCCGGCTACTGCTGGATTAAATGGACCGCGATCGCGATCTAAACACCCAACGGAAAGGACACCCCACCATATGGAGCTCAGCAAAGAGCAGCTGAAGGTTAAAGCAACCTGGCTGGAGGACGAGAACCGGCGATTGCGGTCCCAGCTACTCGACACCCAGATCATCGCCGGAGCAATCCGGCTCGAAGACACCGACTCGGACGCACAGGATGAAGGGGAATAGGGCATGTTCACCGAAGCCGATATACAGGAACTTAGTGACAACGATTTGATCCAGGCAGGTGACCTGATCAGCACGGAGCTGGATCGCCGCAACAAGGTCAAATCCGCGGCCAGTGACATCGACCGGATCATCCAGGGCTACCAGGACGCCCTCGGGCGGGCCGACGGGGACGAATGGGTCCAGCCCACCTCCGCCGTGGACGCCTACCCAAAGGGCGCGACCGTCACCCACCATGACACCACCTGGACCTCGACCACCCCGGCGAACGTATGGGAGCCCGGATCCGCAGGGTGGGTAGAAGCACCTGCCGAGGACGGCACCCCGGCCGAGTATCGGCAGCCTACCGGCTCTGTCGACGCTTACCAGGCCGGCGACCGGGTCACCTACCAAGGGCAGGTGTACGAATCCGTGATCGACGGAAACGTGTGGGCACCCGATGCCTACCCGGACGGGTGGGAGAAGGTGGACTAGATGAAACGTCTAACCGGTCACCGTGTCGCGATGCTGGGGATCATGCTTATTGGTGGGTCTTCGGCATTTGCCTACTCGGGGTTGTTCATCCCGCCGGTCGATTCTCCAGGACCGTTATTCCTGACTGACGACGGAACATTGCTGTGGGTCTACGCACTGGCATGGCTGGTGGTGACCGTGCTGGCGGGGCTGGATTTCGTCCTCAATAAAACCACCTGGTCGGTTCCGGCGTTCATTGGCATCCTCACCGTCTGGGGTCTGTCTTATGTCGGGGCTTGGATCGTGGGCAACTCGGATCGTGACCCGTGGAAAACTGCTCTACTGTATCTAGGATTTGCCGCGTTCGTGCTAGGTAAACACCTGGAAGTCACCCGGTACGAGAAGCAACTAACCAGAGCGAACAAGCGCATTGTCCAGGCAATGACCGGGCCGGGAAAGCAGGTTAACCGCGATGGGTGACTTAATGGGTCCGGGCCTCGGGTTCTTGGGGATCGTCATTGGCGGGTTGATTACCCGGTGGACGAAACGGACCCCGGAGAAGAAGGACCCAGCTGATCGCCAGACGGCATTAATGGAGCTACTAGCCAAGCGTGTTGAAGCGCAGAGTGAACGTTTGGACGCTCAGGATCGAAAGATCGGCGACTTGAACGAGAAGGTCGAACGCTTATTCTCGAAAGTGGTTTCTGCCAAGCGGCATATTGTCCGATTGGAGGATCACATCCTCCGCATTGGTCGAGAGCCACCGGTCCGCCCGCCTGAGGTAGCGGAACTATTCGACGACTAGACCCCCAAGTGTTGGGGGTCTTTTTTATGCCCATTTAGGAGGTCATGTTGTGAGCAGAATGCTAGACGTCTCCGGCTACCAGGCCGGAATCAGCGCTTCGGCTCTCAGCCAATCGGAAATCGCCCTCGCGGTCAAAGTCACCGAGGGCACCGGCGAGTCCAACACGGACTGGCGTCGACAAGCCCAGACAGGGCTCGATCAAGGCAGAACAGTCCTGCTGTACCACTTTCCCCGCCTCGGCGATTCCGACCCACAAGCCGAAGCATATTTGACCGCCACCTCGGGCTGGTGGGGTCAGGGCCGAGTCATCCCGGTTTTGGATTGGGAGGAAGCCTCCTACACGGCCGGGATCCTCGATTACCCGGACTTCGCCGCCGACTGGCTCGCGCGAGTGGCGTCAAGGACCGGGACGACACCCTGGATCTACGCCGGACCGTCCACCGCTGCACGCGGCGATCACGCCGGGTTGAAGAAATACCCACTCTGGCTGGCCGCCTACCCGTACTCGACCCGGCAGGGTTGGGGCGCGCAAGCGTCGCTGGACTGGGCTGTTGGCCTGGTTGGTGGTCTTCCGGGCTGGACGATAGCAGCCTGGCAGTACACCGGGACCGGCCGCATCGACGGCTACGGCGGCGACATCGACATGTCCGAGCTCTACGCCACCAAGGACGACCTCGCCCGCTGGGCCGGCGGGACCGCTTCAGGCGCGTCCGCGTCGGCGATGATCCTGCCGGTCGGTGAGGCACCGATCAGTCAGGATTTCGGGCAGAACGGGACTCAATACAACCTCGCCTCGGGTGGGCACACCGGCCGGGACTACGCCGTGCCGACCGGAACCACGGTCAAAGCGTCGTTGGCCGGGACGGTTGTCTGGGCCGACTGGGTTAGCAACCTGCCCGGTGATGACTCGGCGGCGGGTTGGGCCTCGCGATGGTATCTGCATAAGCAGTTCGGCGGGATCTGCGTCGTGATCGATCATGGCGACTTCTTGACCGTCTACGCCCACCTGAACAGCACGGGAAAGAATCCCGGAGACCGGGTCAGTACCGGTGACCCAGTCGGTGAATCCGGTGCGACAGGGGCCGCGACGGGCCCGCACCTGCACTGGGAAGTGTTACCGAAACCGTTTGCGTGGTCGAACGGCTACTACGGCAGGGTTCATCCGTACAACTTCCTGACCACCTACAACGCATCACATACAGCCGGAGACACGGCCTCCGTAGCAACTAAGGATTGGTTTGATATGGCATCTAGACAGGACCTCGCGGAGGTCGTCAACGACGTACTGCATCAGAATGATGGGTTCATTCGTCGGTGCATCCACGATGTGATCCACAACGAGAAGTTCAACCGTGAGGGCTCCATCAACGGGAAGCCGGTCGGTGGTCAGACGACCCTCGTCACGGAGGCGCAGTACAGCGCTCAGAACTTCGGCAGGTTGAAGGCTGACGTGCTGTTCGCGCAGAAGCAGATCGCTGACCTCAAGGCGGAGATCGCCACTCTCAAGGAGGGCAAATAAGATGGCTAAGAAGACTATTGGGACTACGACGTTGGCGGCGACCGGTGGCGCGTCCATTATTGGGATCGCTTTGGCGACGTTGATCGTGAAGCTGATCCCGGCTGATATTGGTACGGATGGGTTCGCGGCCCTGGCGGTTGTCCTCTCGGCCTTGTGTGGCCTGGGCGCAGGGTATTTGTCCCCGTCGAAAGCCGAAGCCTTAGCCCCGTACCTTGCACCGTCTGCCGATGAGGTAGCGGCTAAGGTCGCTGAGGTTGCCCCGACGGTTACGGTCCCGTCTGCCGATGAGGTTGCTGAGGCTGTGGCGTCGAAGGTCAATACAACAGAGACCGCATCGTATGTTGGTCAGCACGCCCTGAGCACGGAAACGCCGGCTGCGGTTGAGCCCGCATTCCAGGACACGGCGGAGGCGACCACAGAGGAGGCCTACCCGGATTTGGACGCTCTCGCTAAAGTAGGAACTGTCTAG